GCAAGCACCCATTCGTCTGCAATCTGGGCACATTGCTCACGCTCTACCATTACACCAGCGTCATACCCATATCCCCAACCCATCTCTATCAAGGCAAATTCATCTTTTGAATATGCTTTTTTGCGTGGCTCTCCTGTTTCAAGAAATCGTCCTTTGACCCACTGTTTAAATGTTGTATAAATCATTCTTGTCCCCTTGCTCGTATCCAATCACGAAAATGAAAATATTGCGGAGGTATTAATTCTGCACACTCCTCACGTTCTTTTTCTGCTACTAATTTTCCAAATGCCCACAAAGCCTCATATCCACTTTCACCATGAGCATATTGCCATCCCGCTTGTTTAGCCATCTCTATGATTTCATCTTTAGTCATTGGCGTACTCCTTGAGGACCCAAACTGTCATCTTGTTTTCAACTCTGCCTGAGTCCACGATCAAGCCCTTTTTGACCAACTCACTGCGTCTAGACCTATAAGTTGATTTGTAGGTTTTAAAGTGTTCATTCATTTTTTCATCAGTAAAGCCATGCTTTTGATGAAGTGCAAAATCCAACACCTGTGCTTGTATTTTGTTGAGTTTATGCAAAATGATTTCTGCTGCTTGTTTAGAAGTGTTAGGGTCTTTTCTTCTAAAAAGCGTAAACAGAGCGTGTTCTAAAGGATTAAAGTCAATCATTTTTATGTCCATAAAACACCTCCTTCATCAATTGAATGCCACTTGCAGACCAACCTAGTTGCATTTCTAAATTCTTTTCAGTCTTTTTAGCGGGGTAGTTCAATTTTGCAAGTTCATCAAATGTTTTTGCTAACTGAATGCACAAACGAAAATGACGGTCGTTGCAAATGGTTTGTACCTTGTGAGGCATGATGCCCAACTCTTGTGCAATCTTCTCATAAGTCATTTTTTTTGCCCTTAATTGAAAAATGCGATCTTCTTCCGTTTCTCTCTCACCGCTTGTTGCAAAGCAAGTGCCATCAGGTTCAACATGGACTGTATAAGTTTTAATCATTTGACTAAAAACCTCCGTGAGCCTGGTATGGGTCTGACAAACTGCTCATAAATGTCTGGCATGGCTGACTGAAACAACTTAGGATCAAACTTCATCCCGCCTTTAGCTGACTTCCATGTGGCTAGAACCTGACCATCCACACTGGTGAGAGTACCTTTCTCTTGCATCCAGCCCTGAATCAGGGTTTGCAGAGCCTCTTCTTGGACCTCTAGCGTCTTGATTTGCTCTTTGACGTGTCTTAGGCTACGGCAAGCCATTTCAACGCTTTGTGAGGCCATTTTCACGTCTTCAGAACTGACGGGGAACAAAAGTTTGGCCTGTTCTGTGTCTTCTGGGGGGAAAGGTGTTTTTGTTTGCACTCTTGCCCAGACTTCAGCCATTTTCTTGATCAAGTCAAGTTTCATTTCCTCGGTAACTTCCACAGGAAAAAGTTGAAACTCCTGACCGCCAAATAGGACCGCCAGATACACTTTCTCCACACCGAAGACCGCTGCCTCGTGGATACATTGAGCCAAGTCCGCAGAAGGGATATTTCCCACCTCAAACTTATTGCGCACAGCTGCGTTGTAGTTTTTGCATTCAACAAGGATAGTCTTTCCATTTTCTTTTCCCGCAAAGTCAAAGTGTGATTTGAACCAATGTTCCTTTTTGTGCGTGAGGGAGTCCTCAATCTTGGTGAGCTCTACTCTGAGCTTGTCTTGGGCAAGTCTGCCGATCACGGGTTCCATGACGTGGCCCATCTGGACCGCCTCTATGTGCGAGAGGTCAGGAATGGGCATCTGTCCGAGCTTGGTCAAAATGACCTCGTTGGCTTTGCCGTTGGCAACCTTGCGAGAGTCTCCAGACCAGATGGCTGAATTGCGGGTTTCAGGGCTAAAGTCACTCATGGATTTTCTCCTTGTAAGATGCACCAGCTGGGCCACAAGTGGAGCCTGGTGTGCGTTCTACTTTGCAGTAGGGGAGGTCTTTTAATTTGGGATATTCGCCAGTGATCACTGATCTCTCAGCGTTGATAGAGCAGCGGGCGAACTCAGGCGAGAGTGGGTCTATGACCACGCAGTGTTGACATTTGATACAGATGTTCATTTGTTTCTTTCAAAGTTAGGACGAGATAATTATAAAAATAGGTGATTAGTTAAGTCAAGTGTTTTTCTCCTTCAGCTTGGCTTCTATGTACCGCCATGTTTCAATCATGTCTACATATTCACCATTTGCTGCATGAGCACCACCATAAGCACTTCGAGAATTGTCAGACCAATAATCTAAAGCATTATTCATGTCTTCATCAGTCAGTTTTACCCATGTGCGTTGTGGTGTGGTGTAGAGAGGTACTGTATAGCCACCTTCTTCACGCTCATGCTCGGCAGGGCAGATTACATCAAGGATAACTCCGTCTTTTTCCATGCCCCACGCCACAGGCTCATCTTTTGTTTCTTTTTCGTTCACTTTTTCTCTCCTTTTTTAGGGTGAGATATGGCCCAATGACAGCTATAGGACATACCACGAACACCACTCACTCTCATGCGAGAGCGAGACGGTAATAGGTTAATAGGAAGTGCTACGACCACAAACCCATCCTCTCGGAGAAAACCCCTCCTAAGAGTTGATCTCACGCCTTGAGCGTAGCCCTTAGCGCAGCGATCAGGCGTGTGAGAGGTTGTAACTAAGAGGTCGTAAACCTCAAATCTTTTTAAAAACTTATGTGGAATAGGGAAAACCACCAGAGAACCCCTGTGGATAACTCTAGAAAGCTCACAAAAGTGAGGTTGCTCTCGTTTATCTAAGCTACTTTCTTGCTCGAAAGCCCCGATTTTCTCACCCCCGAGTGTGCACAGGAAGGTCAAGTCGAGTTCGCTACGTTTATCTGAATTGGTCGCAACTACCGCATCAAGGGACTGGTGGACTATCCCCGTGGGTGCAATATTAGCACCCGAGGGACAATCCACGCAACCTATTACTTGACAAACGCCAAGGGTTTTACAGCGGTTTACCTGGTCCATAGAAAATACACCAATAGAAAAACGAATGCTGCCAGGCACGCGCGTAGGACCAAAACGTCCTCCGCATCATACCCGCGCGAGGGATGGATATAGAGATCATTGTCCATAGGGAAAGCCTCTCTAAGTGTGCGCGCGTAGCGCTTATGTGTCCAATTGTGGTTTTTTGGTGCGTTGACTTTCATTGTGATACCTCCAATTGTTTTGTCATTACTTCATACAGGGCCGCGTGAGCCTGTTCAACCGATAATGTGTCATCCTCGTGTTTTTCATCGTTAGGGTATGCGTCCAGGTAGAAACGGGCTATCAACAGCCCTCCCATGACCTCCTTGAGCTGTTGTGCTGTGATGGTGTAGGTTTTCATTCTGTTGTCTCCTTTTCATTCCATTCACTATAAACGATCTCAAAACCCTTAAATTGGATGTACTCAAGTGCATCCTCTAATCTGCCAAACTCGGCAATCATTCGGCCTTGATCTTCAGGGTGATCTTCAATGATGACGGGTCTATGCGTCATCTTGTAGCGTTTATTAGAACCCTTAACTGGATAACCCCACTTGCAAATTAAGACTTTCATGCTGTCACCTTTACTCTGTTTTCAATGCACCATTCGGCTTGTGCGTATCCTTCAAGGTTCCTGATTGCAACAAAAATGATGTTGTCAATCAACTTGTCCGCCAAACTTCCCGCATACTCTGGGTGCTCACATGATTGATAACGTAAGCACTGAGCAGCTTTAATGGCCTGAATAGCGGTTAAAGCCGTTGCATTATGGTCAAACCAGATGAGAGCCTCATCTTGTTCGTTATAGCGATAATTCACGCTCTTGACGTTTTCATCTAAAAACAACTGAGCAATTTGTTGTTCATTGCCTTTTACTCTGGTTACCCTTCCAGGATTCCCATGATATACGCTGACATCTTGTAAAGACGCATAGCGGACAAGTGCGTTAATGTGATTGTCTGTAACAACGAATGCGGACATAGTAAACCTCTTAAAGTTAGGATGATGCGGATTGCACCCAATAGGCCCCATGAGAGCCTATCAGTTGAAATCAGTTTAGCAATGCTTTGCAAAGAGCATCTGCCTCTTTACTGTCAATTGCAGTTCTAATGGCATCAACGTATTCTGCATATTGAGGATGGTTAGGGCGTAACTGAACACCTCCTGTCTTACGGTTTGATTCAATGATCAAGCCTGAGTTATTCAAGAGGTAAGCACTGTAGTTTGATGAAGTATGAAGAGTGAGCATTTTTAACCTTTCGATTGAGTTAGGATTACATATTTACCATATGTAGATCAAATTATATGTGCAAATGACGAGTTGTCAAGTACCTTTGTAAATAAATATTTCTATTAAGATTGACGAGTCGATAGGAAATGTCTATTATGTGGTTACGATGTATATATACAATCTAACTATTGATTACATATACCCAATAGATATTAACTATAGTGTGTGTGTCTAATAGGTTAATAGGTAGACAAGTGAAATTAGGGTCAGAAGGACGGTATTGCACCTCTCGCCCACAGGATAAATAGGGTCAGATAGTACCCCCCTCCAGAGGGTCGCCCTGTGATGACATGGGGTCATGTATGATGACACGTTAGCTCAACAGTTAAGTTAACATAATGCTCGTTGTCTCAAATAGACTATGGAGATGGACATTAGTCGCATGATCAACACCTAGCCACAGAGCGTGCGTGGCACTCGATGGGGACTTGAGGTCTGATGTGAGTGATCCCCACTTCTCGCCCACCCCAAAAAAATTTATGGTTTTTGTGGCTTTGCAGTTGCCACTTTGGGATGCCTGTTGTGCATCCCTTTTTTTATGTGTATAGTACAGGTTATATGTAGAGGGGACGATATGCAGACATTAGAGATAAAGAGAGATGTAGAGATGCCAACACCTAGAGTGGTGTTTGCGTATCCGTACGAGGACATGGAGGTTGGGGATAGCTTTGTTGTGCCTATAGAGTACAGGGCGAAGGTGTACAACGCCAACTACAGGGCTGGTAAGAGGTTGGGGTACAAGTTCCAGAGCAAGGCAAATGGGGATGTTCTGCACGTTTGGAGGGTGTCATGAAGTTGGAGTTTGATCACCACTCGTTGGCAGTAGATGTTTTTGATTGCTACATCACCTGGAGGCTGGAAGGCATATTGATGGATGTGGAAGCTGTGCCAGAGATGCAAGATGTGGCAGAGGCTTGTAGGACGATGTTAGGCTTTATGAAAGTAATGAATGACTGATTTGCTGTGGTCCACTGAAGACGAACTCAGAACCCTGTGTAGGGAGCTGTGGATTCGTTTGATGGTCGCAGATGCAGTCAGGGAGTTTACAAATCAAGAGGCGATGGAACATGGATACAGAGAAGGATACGCAAGAGCAGTTATACAAATCTCGGCTACGTCTGAAATGGGAGATGCAAAAGGCCATACAGTCCATTAGCAAGCCGAGTAAGAGGAAGTTGGCACAAGAGTGGAAGACCAAGTATTCTGAAATCTTCTACCAAGAGTTGTTGAACTGTGCCAGGAACAGCAAAGTCAGAAGTGAGATAGCAGCTTGGGATAACGAAAGGATGGGTAAACCATGAGGGTAGCAGTAGTGACTCCGTATTATACGGAACCAGAAGAAACGCTGAGAGAGTGTATAGCAAGCGTTGCCAAACAAACTTACAAGGATGTGCACCATTTTATGGTGTCAGATGGTGAACCTTTTGAGGGCTTAGATGGATTCACAAGACTTACTCACATACGCTTACCAAATGCTGGAGACTTTGGAGACACTCCTAGAGGCATTGGCGCAGCTGTTGCATCTAGTCTAGGCTTTGAAGCCATCTGCTTTCTGGATGCCGACTGTTGGTACGAACCAGATCATGTGGAGTACATGGTTGGGGTGTTGAAAGAGAGTGGCACTGAGATCGTCACTTGTCCTCGTAACTTGTTTCGTGAAAACGGAACTTTCATGTGTGTGGACAAGGAATCTGACGGGTATGTCTTTAATGACACCAACTGTTACCTGTTTACAAAACCCACATTTCATTTGTTGAAAAACTGGCTATTTAAGTCACAAGCTGATTGCGCACTGGGTGACAGGCATATGTGGGCACACGTCAAGAACCACAATCCGAGAATAGCCAGATCACTCAGACCCACTGTCAACTACTCAACAAGGGTGACACAGCATTACAAAGACTTTGGTGAACAGCCCCCCAAAGATTCGCAGATCATTTTTCAAACACAAGATTCTGTTGACATTTACAAACTAGCAAGGACGATTCCCCGATGATGCAACCTCAAATTCACTGCTTACACTGGCCCAACGTAGACCGCAAAATTGTGGAGTCCCACAAAGCCACCTGTGAACATCTGGGTATCAAAGTCAACTACACAGAACAAGAGATACCTCACGGCATTTGGATGGACAACATCATGATGTCTAGCATGGCAGAAGTGAAGTTGTTCCTGGACATTGACTGTGTACCCCTGAACAAAGAGATCGTAGACAAATCAATAGCTTACGCCCTACACAACAAGAGCATGGTGGGCATTGCACAGGTGAGCAATCACATTGCTCCCTATTCGCACATCTATGCAGCCCCCGCATTCTTTGCCATCCACAGAGACATTTGGGATGACATGGGTAGACCCAGCTTTGCTGAGAACGAAAACTGCGATGTGGGCGAGAATGTCAGCTATGCAGCCGAAATTTACAAGGTCAAATACAAAACACTCTACCCAACCCACTATTTCAAAGAACCTGAAGGCGGTGCGTGGGACTTACACACCTACGGTAAGTACGGCATAGGAACGCATTTTGAAGGGGGTGTGTTCCATTTGTACCAAGGACGGATGCCACAGAACGCAGAGTTGTTTTACAACGTCTGTAAGGGCATACGGTCAGGTGCATTCAAGCCTGAGAACATGACTCCTTGCAGAACGCCTCTATGAAATTCAACCTACAACAGTTCTACAAGTTCTGTGCAGAACTGAAGATTGAGACAAAAGAAGAGGGCTTAAAAAAAATGGGCAAACTTCTGGGCACTCAAACGTATGTGATGGAAGAGATACAGAAGGGGCTAGAACAAGATGTCCATTTCTTTGTTATTCTTAAAGGACGGCAACTCGGAATTACAACGGTGTCGCTGGCCCTTGATCTTTATTGGCAGTTCACGCATCCTGGGTGGCAAGGAACCCTTGTGGCAGACACTGAAGAAAACAGAGATATGTTTAGGTCTACGCTTGGAATGTACATTGATGGCTTGCCCAAAGAGTACAAGATACCCTTGGTGGCGCACAATAGAAATCAAATGGTCCTTAAAAACAGGTCAAGGATTTTTTATCAAATCGCTGGTAATAAGTCTCGTCTGGGCCAAGGTAAGGCCATCACTTATCTTCACGGTACTGAAACCGCCAGTTGGGGTAACGAAGAAGGACTTGCCTCGTTGATTGCCTCTCTAGCTGAGAAAAACCCTGAACGACTCTATATGTTTGAATCCACTGCCCAAGGATTCAATATGTTCCACGATATGTACAAGACCGCCAAGAAAGCCCGTACACAACGGGCCATCTTCTGTGGCTGGTGGAGAAACGAGTATTACTCTGTAGACGCTGAGTCCAAAGAATACAAAGTTTACTGGGACGGCAAACTCAAGCCTGAAGAAAAGGAATGGGTCAAGGAAATCAAAAAATTATACGGGGTTGAGATCAACTCTCGGCAAATGGCTTGGTGGAGATGGAAGATGTACGAAGGCATCAAGGACGAAACCTTGATGTACCAAGAATTTCCACCTACCGAGGATTACGCTTTTGTAATGACGGGTACTTCTTTCTTTTCAAACTCACGGTGTACAGATGCAGCTAAATATGCAAAAGGACTGGATTATGAATGTTACAGGTATGCTTTTGGTCAACTCTTCCAGGATACAGAAGTCCTCAAAAGTACAGACAGACTCGCCAC